CATCATGCCCGACCTTGTTGATCAGGTTCGTCTCGCTTGCAAGTCTAAATCAGAGAAGCGAATCAGTTACATCATATTTGATGGGCGGATCTGCTCACCCATCTTTAACTGGAGATGGCGCAAGTACACAGGGGCTAACAAACATACCAAACACGCGCATTTCAGCTTTAAGAAAGAAGCTGACAATGATGGTGCTTTTTATCAAATACCTATGTTAGGCGGAGAATGATGAAGAATATGAAGAACCCTGTTTATCTAGCTGCTGGTGCTTTCTTAGCAGCGTGGGCATCATCTAACTTTGAGTTAGATTATCGCGCTGTATTGTGGGCTGTACTTTCAGGCGTATTTGGATATGCGACCCCTAAAAAGTGACACAGGAAAACTTCTTTCAGCTCTACATAGCCACCATAGCCGCTATCGGTGGACTCTCAGCCTTTGTCATTACTCACCTACTAGCAGAAATAAAGCGACTCCACTCGCGTGTCGATGAGATTTATAACATACTCCTAGAGAGATAATTTTGCCATGGCAAGAAAAGCAAGTATTTTTTATCCTTAAAGCGCGCAGGTTTCCCAGAAGATATAGCCATGTTTATGATCACAGAGCCTCAGGCTTATCCTCATTGGATTTTGCCTGACGGCATACCGCCTGAGAAGTTAGGCGATTATGTGGATGATGAGGATGACGATTAAGCGAATCGTGGTTGTGTCGGATCTTCAAGTTCCGTACCATGACAGGGTTGCAACACGCAACCTTGCTAGTTTTATCAAAGCCTTTAAGCCTGATCAAGTAGTAACAATAGGCGATGAGATCGACCTTCCCCAGATAAGCAAATGGGAAGAGGGGCGCATGGGCTCTTATGCCCAGACCCTAGATGATGACCGTAACGAGGCTGTTCAGCTGCTATGGGAGTTAGGTGTTACAGACTGCATAAGGTCTAACCATACCGATCGGCTTTACAATGTCATTATGGCTAAAGTGCCAGCCTTCGGAGCATTACCCGAGCTGCGCTTTGAAAAGTTTATGCGCTTTGATGAGTTAGGCATCACCTTCCACAAGAATCCTATGCCTATTGCTCCTAACTGGATTGCAGTACATGGAGACCACACACCGCTCAAGCCACAGGGGGGCTTATCAGCCTTAGAAGCGGCTCGTAGGCATGGCAAGAATGTCATCTCAGGTCATACTCACAGAGCGGGGCGTTCGGCCTTCTCAGAGGCCTCTGGAGGCCGTATAGGGCGTGTCCTGCATGGTGTCGAGGTAGGCAATCTTATGGACTTTAAGCAAGCGGCATACACCAAAGGTGTAGCCAACTGGCAACAGGCTTTCGCCATCATCTATGTCAATGGATCTAAGGTGCAGGTGGACTTAATTAACATTGAAAAGGACGGTACATTCATTGTGGCTGGTAAGTCCTATGGTCGCAAAAGGTAGCCAAAGGTAACTCTAAATCGTTATCATTTCGTTATGTGTTTAAGCACATAATGTCGTTAGGCTATGCAACACTAAACCTGTAGCCAATCGAGGGCATTGGCGCAGATAGGGAAAACAATGAGCTTTGAGATGCCAGTCATCGTATTGCTTTTAGCAGCTAACGCGTTGTGGTACTTAGTCGGATGGGCTAGGGGCTTTAATGAGGGCAAGCGCGAGGGCATAATCGTAGGTAAGACCTTTCAGCGAGTGACAACAGATGCGCGCTAATGAGATCCTCTTATCAGCCACAGACACTATCCGCGAGCGTGGCCTTACATACGGTCACCCTGCGGATAACCTGCAACACACCGCGATGCTCCTCTCAGCATACCTACAAACACCGATACATGACTATCAAGTCGCAGGGATCATGGTGCTCGTTAAACTTGCAAGGACTAATCAATCAGCCCAGCACATCGACAATTGGGTGGATCTCTGCTCATATGGGGCAATAGCTGGACAACTCGCTAGTGAGGAGAATGAACTATATGTTTAATTTAGCAGACTATGAGACAGTTGAGGTGAGACTTGAAAAGTTTATTAAAGACCATGCAGATTTCAGGATATCAACAGAGCTGGAAGTGGTCGAGAAAGATAGATATATTGTTAAGGCGTATCTTTATAAGACTTCTAGCGATAGCGTTGCGTGGGCGACAGGATACGCTGAGGAAAAGATTACTGATCGAGGCGTTAATGCAACTTCAGCGTTGGAGAATTGTGAGACTTCGGCAATCGGTCGAGCACTTGCAAATGCGGGTTATGCTTCTAAAGGAAAGCGACCAAGCCGAGAAGAGATGAGCAAGGTCGTAGCTGCTAAGCCACCTAAGCCATCAGTACAGGATTTAGAAGCTGCAATCCGTAAGGCAGATGCAGAGCCAGCAGAACAGGATTACTGGACAACGCCAGTAGGTCAATACAACAAGGTAGTAGATGCACCGGTGACCTTTGAGAAGGCTATTGATACTGTCTTTAGCATATTAGGTACTGGTGAAGCACAAGAAGCACCACAATGCAAGCATGGACACATGAATTGGCGTGAGGGTGAGAAGAATGGCAAGGCATGGGGCGGGTATATGTGCTCAGTAATTAACCATCAAGGAGGCGAGCCTAAGTGCCCAGCACTCTGGTATGTCATCAACAATGTAGGTAAATGGGAACCACAGAAGGCGAGAGGCTAATGACACACGATGAATTGATTATGAAATTATGGGAAAAGCGCAACGCTGGATGCGACCATTTAGATATTCATTTTGTTCTTAGTGCAGTAGTGGAATTGCATAAGCCAGCATCTACTATTGTAGATGGCGTTAAAGGGGTTGAGTGGTGTTACCAATGCGCTGACCAAAGAGGTTATGCTAAATATCCCTGCCCAACTATTCAGGCTATTGAGGAGCAACTTAAATGAATCACGATGAATTGCTGGCAAAAATAGGACAGCGTTATTGGAAAATGTTCAATCACAATTCTCAAGACCAAACTGAGTCAGGTATTGAACACAGGACATTTATACAAAACCAATACTTTGCCCTTCGTGCAGTAATAAAATTGCATAAGCCAATGAAAGAGCCAAAGAAATCGGGTTGGTTTGAAGGCGAAGAATATAAAGAGGGTTATGTTATTGGTTGCGAATTTGATAACTATCACTACCCTTGCCCAACCATTCAGACTATTGAGAAGGAGTTAGCATAATGGGCAACATAGGAATCAAGATCAATGGTGAATGGGTTGATTTAATGTCAGCCTTTGTACCATGTCAGCTGTGTAACGAGCCAGTAGCAATCAGAGACTTAGAGGATATATCCTCAGACTCAGTTAATGGTGTTGTCTCATGGCAGTGCGCTAAATGTAAGGCCGTCAATGGATAAACAGGATCTAATAGCGTATGTGTACCTAGTTATAATCTTCTTAGGCTTTTGGATGGGCTACATATTAGGGTTAAAAGATGGCTAGTCAAGCAAGGAAACACAGAGGTTTCCGCACAGAGCGCGTAGTAGCACAGTACCTATCGACTGTGTGGCAGGGCGCAACTGTCGGAAGGGGTAGTGGTAAGGATATTGTTAATGTACCGTTTGATGTTGAAGTCAAAGCCCGCGCTGGATTTCAACCACTTGCATACATGAAACAATTGAAAGCGCGAACATCGGTTTCGGGGGAGCTCGGGTTTGGCGTGATTAGGCTTAATGGACAAGGCGAGGATGCTGCCGAGTATTGCGCCATAATCCGTTTAGAGGATCTCTTACCACTACTCAAATTAAAGTATGGTCATCTTATTAGCGAACCCACAGAGGCAGACATTGACCGCTGCACAGCTTGTGGGTCTTACATGATACAGAGGTGCTTAACTTGCCAGCCTACGATTACAGATGTCCAGACTGCGATCTCAGTCAAGAGATTACCCATGGATGGTACGACAGACCAATGATCCCATGCACATACTGTAATGAGCCTATGGTCAAGGTTATAGCTACTCCTGGAGTCCAGTTTAAGGGCAAAGGCTTCTACTCAACCGATAAATAGTTATCCACAGGGTAGCAATAAGGAGATATTATGAAACGACACGCCGCTCTGAGCAGGGCTTTTACAAATGTATTTGACAAGGCTGGTACGCTAACGGCGCAGAGCCTCTCAAAGGCTCACCGCGACCCGCTGAGGCGGGTAGGTCGCGGGGTGCTAGTAGCTATTGGGATAGCTCTATGCATTATGCCTAATGCAGGTAGTGCGATACCAATGCAACCCAAAGAATATATAGATTATAAGACTTATTCATTCTATCTATTAGATTGGGATAAGAGACAACATAAGTGCTTATTAAAGCTCTATGGTAAAGAGAGTGCATGGAATCCTAAAGCTCGTAACAATAGCCATTACGGCATACCACAAGGCAGATCAATCTATCTATCTAAAGTAGATGGATATAAACAGATACAATGGGGCTTGAAGTACATACATCATCGCTATGATGGTGATACTTGTAAGGCACTTAGTCATTGGGAGACACACAATTGGCACTAGATAAGTTGAACTCACGGCGATACCGCGAACAGCGTGATCGAGTGTTCAGGCGTGATGGTCGTGTATGCCAGATATGTGGCACAGACGAAGGTGAGATGCACATAGACCATGTGATACCACGCAAGGTAGGTGGAGATCATAGCCTTGATAATTTAAGGGTGTTATGTAAGTCATGCAACCTACGCAAGGGCGCGCTCAATGATGGGGTTTTTTTAG